GACAAACGCCGTTGCGTCCACAAAGCCGAGATCAATGCCGAGAACAAAATCGGTAATAATGCCATCAAGCAGAGGATCACAAACATTCCGCCTAGAATCGAAACTGTACACCAGCGTCTCAGTGTCATGAATCCATTCGCCAAGATACTCACGTCGGTACACCGGTGTCTCCTCTGTCCAGCGATTCTCCTGCATTCTTGTATCTAGCCATTCCTTTGCCTTCGGTAGATGCGGATTCTCTAACATGGTCCAATGAAAACGCTCCCATGCATCCTCGGTGTGATCAATGTCAAAGGCATAGCCTGATGCACTTGCACTCGGTGTAAAAAACGCACAAATGGTTCCGTCATAGTCCATCGTCGCCGGTTCTAAGATATCTGCGACCAAGGTCCGGCACACACTCGTCTTCATCGATTGAAGTTCATCCAAGATCACTGCACCATACTTTGGACCTCTCAACTTCTGAATCTCTTCATAATCCGTTGCGCCTGCCAAAATGATCTGTGAACCATTCGACAACGTCGCCGTCAAATCATTTGCACGAAACTCCAAACCGACGCCAAACTCCACATCCAACTGATGCAGCGTCGTCCACAAGATCCTTCTCGCATTCTTCATCGATAACGTGATGTAAGGCACTAACGAACCTGGATACTGAATTGCTGCACACAACAAAATTACTGCACTCAGATGTGTCTTGCCTGCACGTCTTGAACACCGTGCAAGCTTCTTCCGCCGGTCACTTTCAAAAAATTCTAACTGACGGTCAAATAAGCTTTCCTTTAGCTTTTCCGAGACCTTTTGAAGCTTTTGATCCTCCGCCTCTCTTAACCGCTTTCTTGCTACTAGGTTTTGAAGCAATGCTCTCGTTTGAGGATCTAGGTTGAGATCGTGCATCCTCTCTCTCCTTGTTCCTCTCTTCTTGTCTCTTATGTCTGGCCTCTTCTTCGGCTTTGCGTCGCTCATCTTCCTTGGTCCATTCCAATTCTGCTTCCATTGTCAACATACCGGCAATGTTACTCTGAGGTACCATCACCTCCACCATCCGGCCTTTTAACTTCTCAGGCATTCCTCTGATCACCAGCCAGCCATCTTCAAAATTCATGTCCAACTCGTGACGGTGATCCTTCCACATCAATCCTTCAAATGTATTGTAATGCGGTACATTCACCGGTTTCCGAAACTGTACTCGTCCTATTTTCATCTCCAACTCCTATAAGGATTCCAGGTCCAACTGTATTTTTTAAAAAAATTCAACGCAGGCGTCCGCCAACTCACCTCACACTCCACCGGCAAATCCGCCTTCTCCATTAACTCATTTGCAAATCCAAGACGCCGGAAGTTGTACTTCACGAAAATAAAATGCAGGCAGTCCTCCTCATAACAGATCCAGCCTATGATGTGATCCGAGTCCTCTGGGTCACACAAGACGGCGACGGAGGTCAACGGCAGGATTTTTTGGAGGAATGTGCGGTTTGTAGAGAGAAGGAGGCCATGGGGGGGCCGGAGCCGGATGGGGGGTCGTCCGCACTCTGCCGTGAAGATCGGGTACTGCAGTCCACTACGGAGCCAGCTATCAATGATCATGGCATCGTCTGATTCTCGCCTTTCACGCAAGACCGGACGGTCCAGTACCGTGTGATCTGATGGCTTTTCCTTAATGATATCAACCGTTTGTGCTTCCATGCAAGGCCGATGTCTACAGAATGTCTACAGATCCGTGAGCATTTCCGGTGATTTCGTACCGGCGACAGACGTTTCCAGCGCCTCGATCAGCTTTGGATCGCTCCTGACCTCATCGAGCAACTGAGAATCGCTCAATTTGGCGACAACGGAGACGTTGTGCGCCTGAACGTCACTCCAATTTTCCTGATCTCGATTTTTCAGGTAGAAGATTTGAGCCGGAACAGAACCTTTCACGGCACTCTCAAACAGAGCATTTGTAATGGTTCCGACGCCTTTTGCTCGTCCGTTTTTTATGGCGTCACTAAATTCACTGAAGGCACGTTTCTTCTCGATTAGCGTCTTTGGAACGATGCCTAAACATGCACTAATCTGCACCTGAGTGAGACCTTGCGCTGCTAAACGCTCAGTTTTTTCGAGTATTTCGGGAGTTATTTCAAACCGTGGTCGTCCCATCAGATAAGCCTCAATTGAAATGGTTCTTTGACATCATACTTCCAGATGTTGATCATCCTTGAAGTTCCAGCGTGACTTCCACCTTGGACTGAGCCGATGAGATTAAATCCTGACGCTTTCCAGAATCGATTGGCGTCCAAGTTCTCACGGCATCTCAGTGTGATGGACTCGTGTCGTTTTTTTGCAATGGTGATGAGTTGGTCAACCAGGTTCATTCCGTGCTTTTGCCGTCTAACATCGTAGTCGATGCAGGCTTGAGCAATGGTCATGTCAGGCCATCGTTTGCCGTAGATAAGAAAACCACATTCATCTCCGCCTTCTGTCTCGATGATGATCTGATTGTTGTGTTCGTATCGTTGGAGTGCAGATCGTGGAATGAATCCAAGAGCATCAGAATTCTTCCGTTGCAGATTTTCGGCGTAGAGTGCTGGTCTGATCATCTAGTGTTTTTGTGTGGTCGTGCGCCAGCCATGAGGAACTGACGCACTAGAAAGACGAACAGGAAGCATGAGGATATTATTGCGATCATCGTGAAGTCAAGAGAGCATCAAGAGCTACTGCCGTAATTATTACCGTAGAAGATGCGATCCATTTCATCCTGGGACATTGGAATGTGTTCTCGCCGGTTTTGGTTTCGAGGTCTTTGTTGCCGTCCGCCGTAGGTTTCTTTGACTTGGAGAGCAGATTCTTTTCGGCGTTCTGCTTTCTGGATCTTTGGATCTTTCCGTGCTTCGTCCATGAGCTTGAGCAGTGTGAGCTTTGCCTTCATCGGCATTGGTTTTTTATCTGGTGCCGGAAGTGCTTTGACGTTGGTGTTCCATTCGTCGGCTGCTTTAGCACGTCGATGTTCTGAGATGGCATTTCGGATGTCGGCAATGGTTGGAAAGAATGCGGAGTTTTGGAGATGGAGCTTGAAGGACTGAGCAATCTTGATAGGCGACATGTCTTGGAGTTCTGATAGCCAGAGATTGAATTCCTGCTCGGTTGTAGTTCCGTGCTTGGATGTGTGTGCTTTGTAGTTGATTTCACAGGCTTTCAAGCCTTGGAGAAGAGCTTCCTGCTTTTGGTGATTCTGTTCCATGAATCCTCTTGTATTGTTGATCTAGGAATGATTCCTGTTTTGGTGGATCGGTTAGGTTGGTTGGTTCCTCCTGGTATTGGTTGATGAGATTTGGTTTGAGAAAGTATTCGCCATGCTTGGTGTTATAACCGGCACGGCGACATTCGATGAGATAGTGACGAGTAGCGAGATTGATTTGCTCTGGCGTGTGATCTTGTGAGCAGATCAGGTATTGACGTGAAGCGTTTTCTCGTGAGCCTTCTGGTGATGAAGATGCCTTCTGATATTTACTCCACCAATCTTGGAATTGAGGATGTTCTTTGTAGGTTTTTTTCTTCCTCGATTTTGGTGTTTGACCGACTTTACCTAACACTACGTCAGTAGTGTTAGTATATATATTCTTGGTAGTGTCCAAGTGTTGTTCACTTTCCTGTTCACTAATCTGATACTCCTGCCATTTAAGTATTGATATCACTCGATATTTGGACTTCGTTTGCTGTTCAATCATCTGTCCGGTCGAAAATGCCTTTAAAATGCGCTCAATTTTGCTCTCAGAAAGGCCGGTTTTCAGCGCCAATTTCTTGCGTGAAGTGAGGACTTGTCCAGGTAGAATTTCGACGGCGGAATCACCACGGATCGAGGTGTATTTGTTGTGACTTGCCATGAGCAGAAGATGTATCCAGAGAGAGAGAGATCCAGTGTTTGAGGCAAGATCGTTTTCGAGCAACTGACGGTGTATCTTAATCCAACTCATCGATGCACCGGATTGCTTCCAATGTAGGCATCAATCCAGACCTTCTTGCCGGACTTATAGGTTCGCCAGTGACCTCGGCGGATGTGTTCGTTGGAGTTCAGTTGCGTCTTTAAAAGCAACCGATACAAATAATCTTTAATCGTTTTCATGTTCCTCACGCAACTTGAGGTCGTATTTGGCAAGCACTGACTTGATTTCTATTAATGTTTTAAAACCTAAATATTTTGTTTGAAGCAGTGATTTTTCTGAAAAACTTATTAGGTTTCTCATCGTTGTAATATGCCTAACCCAAAAGCAATTCATGGTTCGGCTACTAAATTCAAAATGACCTACATCTGTGTCTAAAAGATGATCCATTGCAGCAAGCACTTTATCTTTTGCTTGCAAATAAACTTCACCAGGATTTGTTGATGTTGCTTCTTCTTTTACTTCAGCTAATGTTTTGTCTTCAATCTTGTTTTCTAGTTGTTTAATTTTCCAATTCAAATCTTGATGATCATTGATCATTTTTGTTTCTAATCTTTGCTGCTCATTTTCAACAGAATCAACTTGATCAGATATTTTTAAATGGACGTTAAAAGAACACTTTTCATCCAACTCTTTTTGCAATCGATTCACGTTTTGAAGCAGGACTCTATATGCATCGTGCAAGTCCGTGACTCTGCTATTTAGTTTTATTATCTGCTCACCGTCATTTTGTGTGCTAAACATTTTCATTTTCATTCTCTTCTTCACATTCTTGGCAGATCAGATCCTCGTCACGGTATGTGTCGAAGTCATCTCCGCATTGTTCACACCGGAGCATCACGGCGCCAAAATATTCCTCCGGCGTCTGTAGTTTCCATGTGTCGTAACTCACTGCTCTAGCATCTTAATAATCAACTCATCCACCTTATTTTCTGCGACACTCCGCTTCTCATAGGCAGATGGTTTCCGTCCAAACTTACATGCGATCTGAGTCTTTCTCATTGCCAGAACTAAGCTTAAAAATTCACTATTTATTTCTAAGTTTTTTTGATCTGCTTGGACGCTCATAGTACTTACTCTCAGTTCCAATTTTCTCATCACTTACTTTCACCCAAACATGTGAACCATTTGGATACGTTAGTTTGACATGTCCACGCTTCCATCCTGGTCGGTTAGATAATTTTTTATTCTTGTAGGTAATACCTTTGTTCCAAGGTGTGCAGCCTTTGCGGTTTGCACGGATTGCTTTTCCTAATTTGCGCCAGACTTCACGGCGTAGACATCCGCATGATTTCACACCGGCACGGTGATTCCTGACGTTGCTTTTTTGGATGGCCTTCTCGGTTCCACACTGGCAACGGTAGACATAAAAGGATCTTCCGTTTGGTCCCATGTGACTAAACCGGAGAGGTGTGAGGCGTGTGCCTTCTATCTCAATTCCTAACTTCATCCTTAAATCTATGAATGATGAGACTAAAAACGAATCCTCCGAGTACCTTGGCAACGAATTGTCCAAGCACGATCAAAGGCATCAGTCCACCAAAAGCAATCGTGGGGAATATCAGAGAATCTAATCCTGCACCGGCGACATTAGATCCATTGGCACGGACTAGAAAAATCTTCTTTCTTAGGAAGTGATAAACGACTGCATCTCCTATGGCTGCCACTCCAAACGCCGTCGCTGACGCAACTGCGATCTGCATGGCTTCTAAATTTAGGAGGATGGTGATGACGCTGCCGGAGATAATGAGTGCCAGCATCTTTATGATGAGCTTCTCATTCTGCCAAGAATCGTGAAGCTGATCTCTGATACTTAAATCCAGACCAATGAAAAGAAATGCTATAAAAATAGAAGCACTTGGACCAAAATGGTTAACAGTCAAATTGGCTGCGACTATGGCGACTAGATACACAACGACATAAATATTTATTTGTTTCATAATAGGCTTAATTGAATAGGTTGTTTTTTCCAAAATTGTGGTGCGTTAAATGATTCGATTCGATCAATAAGAATCTGACCACGAACATGTGAACTCAATGGTTTATATCCACCATTAAACCGGTATGAGTTGCTCGTATTTCTAGCGACAGATGTAGAGTCTGCACTAGCAAATGGAATTTTTTTAAAGACATCTGGATTCAACATCCGGAGTCCATGAATCTTAGTTTTTGGTTTTCCATTTTTGTCACATAAAGCCTCCATAATTTCGTTGATTCTCATCCACCATGTATCTGTACCTGGATGCAAACCTTCAGAGGAACCTAGTGCGATCAATGGAAATTGATCTGCTAGTCTTTCTGCTCTATCCAAAGATTCTGATGTGTGAAAAACCGGCACACCTAAACAGTTTAAGTTTGGACGTTCTTGTATCAGTCTATCGTTCTCTTCTTCATCTCCTTGAATGACATCTGGAATGATGAAAAAATCCATGTTTGGAGATTTAAGATTTTCAATAAACTCATAGTATTCTGACCAATCTGTTTCTTTGCCTGACTTCCAAAAACTAAATGCACCGTTGTCGAGCGCCCACGTCTGACAAACTTCTTGAACTAATGAAAGTTGTGAGGTGTGAGCAAACGAAACAAAGGCATGTCTTCCATTCATAATCCGAGAAACTTGATCATCTGAACACGCTATCGGTGTTCCGTGGTAATGAATCATGTGAGGCTCAAGAGCATGGTTGGAACCAGTGGCTTGACAAAGTCATGAAAGAAGAGGTTGCGTGTCCGGATGAAATCGCTAATCCGGTAAGGAGAAACCTCACTTTGATTTACTTGAGCCTCGATCATCAGAACATCTCCGGCTGGATATCTGCCTCGACAGATTCAGTCTTGGACGCTGCCATCTCTTTTATCTTTTCAGATGGAGACTTTGCCTTCTTCGCCGTTTTCTTTTCAGGCTCCGGATCAACCACATCGGCCTGCTCGGTGATAATCAGATCGGGATCTGGTTGCGTGTCTTGTGGCTCGTCAATTCCTTCCAGCTTGATGTCGTCCAGTGTGGTCAGAAGGCCGGTGCCTTCCGTCTTTGGCGAGACATCCTTCATGGTCTTGGTCTGGTAATCCTCGGCACTCTCATTTGCCATTTCCTCGATGGAATACACGCCTGAGAGAATGTCTGGGAAACCTTCTCTGGCAGCAAACATTCCTGCTCTCCAATAAAGCATGTTTTCAGCGTATGCCGTCCATGCTCCTCCGCCTTTAATAAGACCGGCAGACTTCGCTTGATCCATTGTGAAGGTGCGACTGAATTCTTCTCCATCACGGAGATAGGTCACGGTGCAGGAATATGGCTCACCATTTTTCTTTTCACGTTTGATGGTCGGAGGTTTGTCTGCATGTGGCAGCACCAGACCCATTGCTGCGATTGCAGTCAGGTGAACATTGCCGTGCAGAGGATAGAGGTTCCGGAGCGACTGCATTGGATTCCATCCATGTCCACGTCCATATTGGATTGCAGTGAATACTTGCTCCGGAGTTTTAAAAATGCCGGTCATGTTGGATGCACTGAGTGCCTTGCTCAACCGGTAGTCAAATTCAAATTGATCATGCTCTTTTTGCAGGCTCATCACTGGAGACGATTCCTGTTTCATTAGTTCGTTTGCCATTAGTTTCCTTGATGTTTGTTAAGTCGGACTAAGCGTTTCATCCTGCCGAGTAGCCGGTGCTTCAGCCTCGGCTTTTCCATTTGCCTCACGATTTTTTCAATACTCATCGAATCCTCTCTGTTCGTATTTGTTTTGAATCCATCCAGGTACTCCAAGGACACGTTCATCCTCGTGGTATCCGGATCGTTGAAGTGCTATCTGCTTCTCAGGATCGAGTTGCAGATAATCACGATAATGCTGGAGATTTTTCTGGTACTCATACCGTCCGAGGTCCAGCCAAGACTCGGCGTTATAGACGGCGCACATATGCGGAGGTTCACGCTCGACGACGATCCAAGAGAACCGTGCCGGTTCATGTCCGAGGATCTCCTTCACGATGTCAAAATAGAATGCTGCCTGAATGTGCAGGCCATTGTTGCCAACGTACTTCTCAAACTCGTCTTGCTTGGCTTTGCCTTTGCCGAGCGTCTTGAAGTCGTAGAGATTAATGGCGCTGGCATCTACCTGGAACGGCACTCCGCCTCGCTTTGTGGCAATGGCTTGGTCGTCGTCAAGGTCTTGATACCAATCGATCTTTCC